AAGAAGAAACCAGGAAGGCCGGAACAGAGTGCTACTCAGAAGGAACAGAACCAATTGCAAGAGGAACTAGAACGGATCTGGCAGAATTCAGAGACGCCATTCTCGCAGGAGCTTCCAATTGGGCACTTCTGGAACAATTCCCAGGAGAACTTGCCAAGTTCCCGAAGTTTGTGCACCTGGTGCGGAATGAACAATTGTCCCACAATGTGTTGGCAAACCTTCCTGTATTTCAACCCCGCCTCGGATGGCAATTTGAGTTGTGCCAGCGAATCGAAGGAGCTCCCAATCCGAGAATCGTCCTCTGGAGGTGGGAGTCTACCGGCAATGTCGGTAAGTCCTATTTCGCCCTGCATTACAAACCCAGTGAAACCTTTGTCGTCACAGGAGGTAAACACGCTGATATCCACTATGCCTATGGCTACCAGAAGTATGTCATCTTTGACTTCCCCCGATACAATCAAGAGTCCTTCCCCTATGGCTTGGTCGAGCAGTTCAAGAACGGGTACTTCCTTTCATCCAAGTACGAATCGGTGGCCAAGCGATTCCCAGTACCGCATGTAGTTGTCTTCACGAATTTTGCTCCAGATGTATCCCAGATGTCGTTAGATCGATGGGATATCGTTGAAATTGAATAAAATTCTTTATGGACCAACTATCAACCATCGCTGGTGGTGTTTTAGGATTCATACTCGGAGATATTCCTGGTGCGGTCGCAGGCGCAGAATTAGGACATATCGTTGCAAATGGCAATCCTAACTTACCCATGAAACGGAAAAGTACCTCATCTCGCAAGACGTCCAAAGTTAAGCGTGGGCGTAGTAGTGCTTACAGGAAGAGTAGCAGGATTGTTCGGAGGGGCAAGAGCTTAAGGAAAGGCTTTCGGAGGATGACTAGAGGCAAAAGAGCAGGGGGACCTATCTATGTTGTGCAGGACATGAGTCTTGTAAAGTTTCGAATGCCTGGACGTCGGAAAGCAATGAAGGTGTCCCGTCAAGGTCGCATTATGTTCACCGATACCTATCAGACCATTATCGATGGAAATCTTGGTGTGCAAAAACCCTTTGTTGGAAGGTACTTCCATCACAGGGATCAATTGCAACAAGACCTTCCCGATAATGCAGCAATCAAGAATTCACAAACAGCGTCGACTTCTACGGTGTTTCAGTTGAATCCAAATCGTGGCACGACAGGCGGTGGTGATATTGCAGCAACTGCCGCTCCTCTAAGTGAAACGATTTACTGTTCCCGTCAAGAGACCAGCATGTCTCTCAGCAATTTTGAAAATCTTGCCTGCCATGTTGAAGTGTTTTGGATGTTATGCAAAACCGACCATACTGGTGACCCACTTCAGTTGTGGGGATTGGATGATCAAGCCTTCGGGTTTGGGCAGTCAAATCTGGTGATTCCAACCTTAGCAGCAGCTACGGCACTAGCAACTCCCGGGTATCCAGGGATCGATTTCTATGGGAACGATCCTTTTACCCAAGAGAATTTTAAAAAGTATTGGAAAATTGTTATGAAGAAGGAGTTTATACTTCCCCCTGGGAAGACCGTTCGGATCGAGTTCACTCGTCCTATTAATAAGTTGCTTAAAGCAGCGAACGTCTCAGGAAATTCTCATCAGAAAGGTTTGACATTTGTTCCTATGTTCATTTTTAAGCCTGCCCCAGTTGTCGCCAAGGTTACAGCAGAGAATATCGTGTCTGTTAACACTGGTCCTTGTCATATTGGTTATATGCAATATGATACTGGTATTTACCATGCGATTAAAGAGAAAACAACTCCTGTTAATCGTGCATATACCAGCAATTGGGTGAACACGTTCGCTAACGTGACAACCCAATTTATCGAAGGCGATGGCGATCAACGGGCAGTAATTCAAGCAAATTGAATAAACCATTATATTAAACCCCAAAAACTAAGAGTTCGAATGTAACTGTGTCTAACTGGCGCAGGAATGGTCATCCATAGCGTTCCTTCGTCGGCAGCAATTAACTTTTCAAAGATATCCAACACAATGAGAGCTTCACCAAGAGATTCAGGAACAGGCATAAACAACAGGGAAATCACCTCTATATATAATAAGCAGGCTCAACGCTCGTTACTTGAGCCTGCCGCTGTTCCCACGCCACCCAGGAGCCACACTGCGGGGGCGGAATTTCAGTAAACCCGAGCACAAGCGGCTCCCCGAAGGGCAGAGCCGTCTTGGGCTGCGCTGGAGAGACCGTGGCAACGCAACGAGCGACAGCCACCGTTGAGCACGGGTAGCTCAGGCCCCTAACCTGAGCGGATCCCGGGCGCTTCGGTGGGGTGGTCGTGGCGTACACATACAACACGATCCAATTTATAGTCGGGCTCCCGCCCTGAGGGCCCTAACCGCCCGCCTTGGGACTATGTAGTGGAGGTCTATTATTACCCTCCACTTAGTCCCAGTCCCAAAAATTCACATAAATGCAAACCAAATATTTCATGTTCACTCGCTTTATTAGTCATGGAACCCTCAATCCCCAAGAAGTCCTCCTTACGCTACGACCCATATGCTCGTGGATCACGTTTCAGACCGAAGTTTGTCCGGAATCAGGTCGTGAACACCTACAAGGATACGTCGTTCTTAAAGTCAGAAGTAGGGCGACAACCTTTGCTCGCCAATTTCCATCCCATGTGGAACCAAGACGAGGTACCCACACTCAAGCGGTCCAGTACTGTAGTAAAGAAGAAACCAGGAAGGCCGGAACAGAGTGCTACTCAGAAGGAACAGAACCAATTGCAAGAGGAACTAGAACGGATCTGGCAGAATTCAGAGACGCCATTCTCGCAGGAGCTTCCAATTG